GAAACTTCATTGGAAAATGCAGTTATTCAAATCGCTGGTTGGACAGACGAACGCGGTCTTTTGATTGCTGCTAAACCTAAGAAGTTGATTGTTCCACCAGCATTGCAATTCGTTGCAACACGTTTGTTGGAAACAGAACTTCGTGTAGGTACAGCTGATAACGACATCAACGCGATTAAGAACAACGGTTCTATCCCTGAAGGTTACACAGTTAACCACTTCTTGACAGATACAAACGGTTGGTACTTGACGACTGATGTACCTAACGGCTTGAAGCATTTCGTTCGTACACCAATGCAAACTGGCATGGACGGCGACTTCGATACTGGTAACGTACGTTACAAGGCTCGTGAGCGTTATTCATTCGGCTGGTCAGACCCATTGGGTATGTTCGGTTCACAAGGTGCTTAATTAGGGTTTTCCCTAGTAACGCAGACCCCGCTCACAAGGCGGGGTTTTTCTTTCTCTGTAAAATATAGCTATGGCTAAAAAACAGACAAAAATGTTAGTAATCAAGTGGTTAGGCACCATACTATGCTTAACCGGGATTGGGTTAACTAGCTTTAATATCTACCCTATAAATATCATTCTTAGCCTTATTGGTAGTGTATTATGGACTCTAGCAGGTTGGATTCAGAAGGATATACCTTTATTTCTAGTTGAAGCAGTTGCCGTTTTATTCTATATAGCCGGAGTAATTGCTGTTTTTAGTTAGGGGAAAGCATGACTACTATTGTTGGCGATTGGAGACACAAAATCGTTGTGTCAGATACGCAATACTCAGACGATGATACTGGCATTAAATATCACGAAGAAAAAGTATTCCCACTTGAAGATGGATGGTTTGGTGGCGCAGGACACAAATCTGATATTGAAAAAGTCTATGCTTGGTTAAAAGGACAAACTTCTAAGAAGCCCAAACTAAAAAACACAAATAGCTTCATCATGATGACAAGCAAGGGTTTATTCTCAACAGATAACTCGCTTGAATGGGAAACAGTTAATACGTTTATAGCTATCGGCACTGGAGCTATGGCAGCTGAAGCACTGCTTAGGAAAGACTTCTCCGCTGAAGAATCAGTGCGTGGCGCATGTGATGTAGACCTTGCTAGTAGTGAGCCAATAAAAATATATCGCTTAGACAAATAAAAGCTTGCAAAGAAACAGAATTGTAGTAATATCTAGTTAACCGGGTGTTCCGGCTTATTAGACTGCCCCGGCAGACGCATACAAGACTAGTAAGCTTAACTTTGTATGAAGGAAAATTAGAATGTCTTCTACCACATTTAGCGGTCCAGTGACCTCAACTAACGGTTTTGTTGGCGCAGTTACAGGTAATATTACTGGTTCAGTTGCTGGCACAATTACTTTAACATCTTATACAGTTACATCTGCTAACGCACTATCAGCAAAAACAGCTGGCAAGTTAATCTATGTATCTAACGGCGCCGCTGGTAGCCCAATCGTTGCTTTTGGTGACGGTACAAACTGGCTTCGTTGTGATACTGGCGCAGCTATTTCCGCATCTTAATTAGGAGGCTGCTATGATGCAGACCGATGTATCGGCAGCTAGCGTATCTACGTCTAGCACAGCAGTTGCGTATAGAACACGAGTTCGTGGCCTTGTTGTTTCTCCAGGGTCTGCTAATGGTTCTGTTGTTCTAAAAGATGGCGGCTCAAGTGGTACTACATTGATTACTATTCCTACTGTTGCTAACGGGGAACCTTTTAATGTATTAGTGCCAGCTAACGGCATTCTTTTTGAGACTGATGTTTACGCAGCACTAAGCGGCACTGGCACTTCTGCAGTGGTGTTTTATGGCTAAGAAGAAAGGACCTTCTCTTGCAGTTGGTCGTGGCGAAAAGCTACCAGTATCTCAAGGTGCTGGTTTAACAGCTAAAGGCCGCGCTAAATACAATCGTGAGACAGGGTCTAATCTCAAAGCTCCGCAACCTGAAGGTGGTCCACGTAAAAAATCGTTCTGTGCTCGTATGTCTGGCATGCCAGGCCCTATGAAGGACGAAAAAGGTAGACCGACCCGTAAAGCAGCTAGCTTAAAGCGCTGGAAGTGTGGGACGAAATGAAAGATATATTTAGAGATATTAGCGACAGCACAAAGCACGTAATTGATGTTGCTTCAGTTGCTACCGTATTAGGGACACTAGTGGAAATGTTGCCATCAATCGCTGCTTTATTCACAATCGTGTGGACGGTAATTCGTATATACGAAACCGACACGGTTCAAGGATTATTGGGGAAGAAAAATGCCGAGCAAGAGTAAAGCACAACGTAATTTAATGGCAGCTGCAGCACATAACCCTGCATTTGCTAAGAAGGTTGGCGTTCCAGTAAGCGTCGCTAAAGAATTCAACAAAGCCGATAAAGGCAAAAAATTTGGGAGTGGTGGTATGGCTAAGAAAGAAATGCACGCTGAAAAAGGCGAAATGAAAGCCGATGTTAAACAAGACAAGGCTATGATTAAGAAAGCTGTTGGTATGCACGACAAGCAACTACACGGCGGTAAAAAGACTAACTTATCCAAACTAAAATCTGGTGGTTTAGCTGCTGGCCATAAATCAGCTAACGGTATTGCTAAAAAAGGCTTAACTAAAGGTAAAGAAGTTAAGATGTGCGGCGGCGGTATGATGAAGAAAACAGGTCGAGGCAGATAATGAAAAAGTATGAAGAAGGTGGCGACGTAGCAGAATCATCTTTGCCAATTCCTGAAGAAGGTACAGGTTTACAGGAAGAAACTTTTGGCGATGCTTTTAAGCGAGCACGTCGTAATGGCGAAAAGACTTTTGAGTTTAAGGGTAAGAAATATACAACTGAAACTGCTGACGATAAAGCTAAAGCTAAGAAAGCTAAAGCTGAAAGCAATTTCGCTTCTGCCGAAACTAAAGGTGGCGCTAAGCTTATGACTCGTAAAGACCGCATGGGCGACAAACCTATGTTCAAAGCCGGTGGTTCAGTATCTTCAGCGTCTAAACGTGCTGATGGCTGTGCGACTAAAGGTAAAACTCGTGGAAGAATGGTGTAATTATGGGTATCATACAAGACCTTAAAGACAAAGTAATGGGCACGGCTGAGCAGAATAAAGCCGCTGAAGAGCGTATGAAAGCTGAAGATGCGAAAAGCCCTGACACAGTTCAAGCTAAAGTAAACAAAGCTGTAGAAAAAATTACGCCAGTTAAAAAACGTGCTGGTGGTACTATTCGTTCTTCAGCATCTAAGCGCGCTGATGGTATTGCGTCTAAAGGTAAGACAAAAGGACGTATTATTTAATGGAACAGCTTGACCTTTTTCCTGAAGAGCCTAAGCAAGAAAAGCCTGTCGACCAAGAGAAGGTTGATAAAGCTCGTGCTCGTAAGGCTGAAGCGGAAGAGTTTAAGGACAAGCGCATACCAAAAAGCCCACTAATCCAGCAAGCCGAGATGGCTAAGATTCGTGAGATTCTCTCAAAACCTCGTGGAGGTGGCGGTGCTGGAATGGGTGATGTAGGTATTAAAGGTATTGGTAAGAAGTCTAAGCTAGACTACGCCAAAGGTGGTAAAGTTAAATCAGCTTCTGCTCGTGCAGATGGATGCGCTATCAGAGGAAAGACGAGGGCTTAAATGAGAGCTAGTCGTGGTATGGGTGATATAAAACCAAGCAAGATGCCTGGAGCTAAAAAGAAAGCTCGCAGAGATAATACTGATTTTACTCAGTACAAAGAAGGCGGTAAGGTTTGGGATAAACCACGCCCTAAGGATTTAGGCGCACCTAAAAAATTAAGCCCAGCTAAGAAGGCCGCAGCTAAAGCAATGGCTAAAGCAGCTGGAAGACCCTACCCAAATATGGTAGATAATATAAGGGCAGCGAAAAAGAAATGACTATATCTTTGTACTTTATCACTGGGGTGATGTTTGGTGCAGAGATACAATGCTTTGAAGATTGTGATGTTTTAGTTATAGACATTGGCATCATAAGAATCATGTTTGAATGGGATTAAAAATGAGAGACTTACTAGCAAAAGTAATCCGCATGTTTCACCAACCAGAACCTACTAAACCAGTAGAGTCTTGGCCTTTTCCGCCAGTTTCAGCTGAGCCTAAAGAGTGCTGTGGTAAATGCACTAAGCCAGCTAAAAAGACTGTAGCTAAAAAGAAACCAGCAGTTAAGAAACCAGCTGTTAAAAAGGCTAAAAAATGAGCACAAGTGGAACCTCAGTATTTAACCTAGAATTTAGGGACATGGCGGAGGAAGCTTACGAACGCTGTGGTATAGAGATTCGTGATGGTTATGAGCTACGTACAGCTCGTCGTTCAATGAATCTAATGCTTATTGAGTGGGCAAACCGAGGCATTAATCTTTGGACAGTAGAGCAGGGTCAAATTCCTATGGTTACTGGACAAGCCTTATACCCATTACCGCTCGATACTATTGACTTGATGGACATGGTAGTTCGCCAAAACAATGCTAGCACAAGCAATCAAATAGACATCAATATTAGCCGTATTGCTGAACCTACATACATGTCAATCCCAAATAAATTGACTACTGGACGTCCAATCCAAGTGTATGTAAACCGTCAATCTGGGTTAGATAATGCAACTACAATCACATTAGCAAATACTGGAATCGGTATTAGTGCTACAGATACAAGCATTACTTTAAGCTCTGTTGAAGGCTTACCAACGACAGGCTTTATTAAGATTGGTAATGAAACTATAGGTTACGTAAACATTATTGGGAACACTTTAACTAATTGCTATCGTGGTCAGGCTGGCTCTACAGCAGCATCACACTTAAATGGCGCAGCCGTTACTAAGCGAAATATCCCGTGCATAAACGTGTGGCCTACTCCTAACCCACCAGGAGACCAATATACATTTGTGTACTACCGTTTACGTCGCATGCAAGACGCTGGCGCCGGTGGTGCTTTTGAGCAAGACATGCCGTTTAGACTTATTAATGCTGCAGTAGCTGGTTTAGCGTATTACTTATCAATGAAGAAACCTGAAGTAATGCCAGACCGTATTGCTATGCTCAAAGCCGACTATGAACAGCAGTGGGATTTAGCGTCATCTGAAGATAGAGATAAGGCTCCAGTACGCTTTGTACCACGAAACATGTTTTACTATAGATAATGCCTAATAAGTTTGCATCCGGTAAGTATGCGATTGCCCAATGCGACCGTTGTGACCAGCGGTATAAGTTAAAGGAATTGCGTACACAGACAGTTAAAACCAAACCTTTTAAGATTAAGGTTTGCAAAAGTTGTTGGGACCCTGACCATCCGCAGTTACAATTAGGTATGTATCCTGTGAATGACCCACAGGCAGTTAGGGAACCAAGACCAGATTTAAGTTATCAAGTGTCTGGTACAAGCGGGTTGCAAGAACTTTTAACGGATAGCGATAGCGAACAAGGTATTGGTTATCCTGAAGGTGGTAGTAGGCAAATCCAGTGGGGCTGGAGCCCGGTTGGTGGAGCACGTTTAGATGATGCTGGTTTAACGCCTAATAATTTGATATTAAGCGTAGAAATTGGTACAGTAACAGTAACTATAAATTAGGAGTTAAAAATGGGATACAGAAGCGCAGCAGACGGCGTAACTAAAAAAGGCCGTACAAAAGGTAGAAATTTAGGTGACTCAGGTCCAACAGTAGCTATTCAGAATGGCCCTAAATCAACCGGTTCTAAAGGCGGCAAAACTAATGCCGACATGAAAAAGATGGGTCGCAACTTAGCTAAGATTGCTGCTCAGAAGAAAGGCTAATATGGCATATAGCATGAAGAAAGGCGGGAAAGAAATAGGCCCAGCTTCTGTTTATGCCGAGCCTCATACTATGGATGGTAAGAAAATGAAAAGTGTAAAAGATGCGGTTACTAAACCAGGTAATGGCGTAGACGGTATTAAGATGTCTGTTGGTGGTGTTTTCAAAGCCCAAAACGACACAGTTAAAACCGACGGTATTAAGATTCGTGGTACTGGTGCAGCTACTAAGGGCACTAAAGCTAGAGGACCAATGGCCTAATGAACTACACAGAGCTATCCGCACGCATACAAGCATATGCTGAAAACGACTTCCCAGCTTCGGCTGGTAATTTGACGTCTGCGCAGCAGATAGCTACGTTCGTTCAACAAGCTGAAGAGCGTATTTATAACAGCGTTCAGATACCTGCATTGCGTAAAAACGTTACTGGTACTCTAACAAGTGGTAATAAATACCTATCTTGCCCGAATGATTTTTTATCTGTTTACTCATTAGCTGTAATTAATGGTAATGGCGACTACGAATATTTGTTAAATAAAGACGTTAACTATATCCGTGAGTGCTACCCATCTGCTTCTGGTACGGGTTTACCCCAATATTACGCCTTATTTGGCCCACAATATACCTTAAGAACTGAGCTATCTTTCATTCTTGGCCCAACACCAGACGCTAATTACAACGTAGAAATGCACTATTTCTACTACCCAGAGTCTATTGTTACTGCTGGTACAAGCTGGCTTGGCGATAACTACGACCCAATCTTGTTGTATGGTGCTTTGCGTGAAGCTTACATATACATGCGTGGTGAGCCAGATATGATTGCCAATATTGAAAGCAAGTACCAAGAAGCTTTTGCACAACTTAAACGTTTGGGTGATGGTCTTGAGCGTGGCGATGCTTACCGTGATGGCCAAACTAAACTTCAATATAACAAGCTATGAGCATAGTCCAAACAGCCTGCACAGTATTTAAAACTAACCTATTAAAGGGTGAAGAAGACTTTAATACTGGTAGCCCATATGCTTATAAGATAGCGCTTTACACTGCAAACGCTTCTTTAGGCGCAGATACTACTGCATACACCACTACCGACGAGGTTACTGGTTCTGGATATGTAGCTGGTGGTAAAGATTTAACTATTATTCCCGCTACAAGCAGTGGCACAGTCGCTTATATTAGCTTTAATAATGTAAGTTGGGCGTTAGCGAGCTTTACTACTAGAGGCGCCTTAATTTACAATAGCACAACAGGTGCAGCGGTTTGCGTTTTAAATTTTGGGTCTGACAAGACATGTTCAAATCAGACCTTTACAGTAACTTTCCCAACAGCGGATGCCACAAGCGCCGTATTACGTATTAGTTAAGGAGCATTTATGCACAAAGAGAAACAAGGATTTGGAGATAGCGCTGTGGCTACATTGCAGACTTCTGCCGTAGGTCAAGAAACAGTTGGTATGGAAGGCTGCTACCATGTAGTATGCCGTGATGCTGACGGTAATATCAAGTGGGAAGAGTCATTCCCTAATTTGGTAAATGCTGTTGGTAAAGAATTGATGTTAGATACACTATTAAAGGGTTCTAGCTACACAGTTGTTGGCCCATACTTAGGTTTAATTTCAGGTTCTGGCTCAACATTTTCAGCTTCAGATACAATGAGTTCACACTCAGGCTGGACAGAATTTACTAACTACACAGTTGGTGGTTCAGCAGTTCGTGGTACAGCAGTATTTGCTTCTGCTACTTCGACAGGTACAACACCATCAAACGTTACTACTTCAGCAGCTACAGCAATCACTTACACAATTACAGGTGGTGGCGGTACAGTTGGCGGTTGTTTCTTAGTTACTGGTTCTGGCGCTTCTAGCACGCAGGGTAATACAGGCGGTACTTTGTATTCTGCTGGTAACTTCACAACTGCTAAGGTAACTACTGCTGGCGATACAGTTTCTGTAACATACAGCACTACAGCAACTTCTTAAGGAGTCCTAAATGGCTCTAGTGGTTTATGACCGCGTACAAGAAAGTACGACAACGGCTGGCACAGGTTCCGTTACATTAGGCGGGGCCGTCGCCGGCTTTCAATCGTTTGCTGTAGTTGGCAACGGGAATACCACTTTTTACTGTATCGTAGACACACAAGTAGGTGCCTGGGAAGTCGGTATTGGTACCTACTCAACAACTGGCCCAACATTAGCTAGAACGATTGTATTATCAAACTCTGATGGCAACACAAGCCCAATTACGCTTTCTTCAAGCGCTAATACTAAGTCTGTATTCGTTACTTACCCATCTGAGAAGTCAGTTAATCTAGATGCTTCTGGTAATGTAACTGCTTTAGGAACAATTACTTCTGGTGTTTGGAATGGCACAACAATACCAGTTGCTTACGGCGGTACAGGTGTAACAGCTTCTTCTGGTGCCAACTCTGTTGTATTAAGAGATGCTAATCAAAATATTGCGGTAAATAGTGTTACACAGAACCTAAATAAAGTTACTTCTGCTGGGGGTATAACTACTCTAACAGCGGCTTCTAATCATTTCCAAGTACTTACTGGCACATCCGCCCAAACATTTAAGCTACCCGACGCGACATCATTAGCAATTGGGTCTACTTGGATATTTGATAACGACTCAACTCAAAACTTAACGGTTACTGATTACGCAGGTAGCACAATTGATGTTGTAGCTCCTGGTGGTTACTCAACAGTTGTTTTAGAAGCCGACGGTACAGTTGCTGGTGAATGGTTACGTTTTGGCATGATTCCTAGTGAAGTTAACTGGGGTACAAACAGCCTTGATTTGGGTGGTTCAACTACGATTACTAACGGTACTTGGCAAGGCACCCCAATCGCTTATAACTATGGTGGTACAACACTAACGACATTTGGTGCTGCTAATAATGCTATTTATTCAACATCTGCTACAGCATTAGCTGCTGGAACGTTACCAGCGGCAGCGGGTGGTACTGGATTGACTTCGCCTGGTACCTCAGGTAATGTATTAACATCAAACGGTAGTGCTTGGGTTTCATCAGCGCCGACAGGTACAACAGCAGACCAAGCGTACTTTTTATCATTTATGATGGGTTAACATGGCAACTTATACAAATACTTCCTACGTAGCCAAAAACGTTGGCACATCAGCGGTCTCTTTAACTACTGTGGCTGGAGCAACAACTGCGGCTGTGGCTAGTTTAATTATGTGTAACACAACAAGTTCACCGATTACAACCTCTGTGTATATTACTCGTTCTGCGGTTGACTATTACTTAGTTTATCAGGCAACTGTGCCTGTAGGTGGTTCTTTAGAATGTATTCAAGGTAACCGAGTTGTATTAACAGCCGGCGATGCACTTAAAGTAGTTAACAGCGCTGCTTCATCTGGCGATTGTGTAGCTTCAGTCTTATTGGCGGCATAACATGGCGTTTATCGGGAATACTAATCAGACCCAAGCCTTTACACCAGCCGTTGATTATTTCAGCGGTAATGGTTCCACCACAGCTTTTACACTAAGCCGTCCTGTTGCGTCTGTAGCACAAGTTGAAGCTGTTATTAATAACGTAGTTCAAGACCCAGCATCTGCTTATACAGTATCTGGCAATACGATTACGTTTACATCTGCCCCATCAAGCGGGACGAATAATATCTATGTTCGCTACACAAGCCCTATTACTCAGGTATTAGCACCAAGCCAAAACACGGTATACCCAAGTTCATTAAGTGTAACAAACGCTCTTTATTGGGATGCTTCTGCTAACGTAGGTATTGGTACTACTAGTCCTAGCGGTAAAGTACACGTATATCAAGCAAGCGGCACACAGCGTTCTTATTTTGAGTCTGGCTCTGCCCACTCAAATGTGCGTTTAATTGCTGCTAACACTTCGTACAATACATCGGTTGAGTTCTTCTCTGGCGCTTCAAACATTGCAAACATCAACGCGCTTGGCGCTGGGGGTCTGACGTTTGAAACTAATGGCTCAGAACGAGCAAGAATAGATAGCTCTGGTAATGTGGGTATTGGAACAAGTAGTCCAGTAATGGATGGTAATGGTGGTTTGTACGTATCAGCTATTAATTCAAATGGCGGAACATTCAATGCTGGTGCTTCACAATCTGGTACAGCAAACTTTGTCGGAAGTATGCAGTTTGTAAATACAGTTCTTGGAACTACTGACAAACGAATTGCTACTATTGCTGGTATTACCAATGGAGCAACAAATAGCGGAGCTTTGGTATTCAATACTTGGAGTTCTGGTAGCGGTGCGGAACGAGCAAGAATAGATAGCTCTGGTAACTTGTTAGTTGGTGCGTCTTCGTCTTTTGGTGCTGGTAAATTACAAGTTCAAGGTTCAACGCAGTGCTTCACAATTAATAGTGGAACGTATAACTGGTCGCAAGGTACTGATGGTAATACGTTTAACGTATACGATGGCGGCGGCACAAGACGCGGTTATTTAACACTTGCTGGTACTTGGACAAATACATCAGACAGAAATTACAAAGAAAATATTGAAGACTTGCCTTATGGTTTGGCAGAAGTATTACAGCTACAAGCTCGTAAATATAATGTAAAAGGATATGAGCCTAAGCAAATTGGTTTTATTGCACAAGAGGTAGAAGAAATTTTACCTGAGTTAGTTGATGGTGAAGAAGGCTCTAAAGGTTTAGCGTATTCAAATATAACCGCAGTGCTTGTAAAAGCCATCCAAGAACAACAAGCAATCATCAACGACCTAAAAGCCCGCATTGAAACATTGGAGGCTAAATAATGGCGCATTTTGCAAAAGTAGTGGACGGTGTAGTAACACAAGTTATTGTTGCTGAACCAGAGTTCTTTCAAACATTTGTAGACTCAAGCCCAGGTGAATGGATTCAGACTTCTTACAACACACATGGCAACCAACACAAGCTTGGCGGTACTCCTTTACGTGCTAACTATGCTGGTATTGGATTTACTTATGACCGTGAAAAAGACGTATTTATTCCACAGAAACCGTTTGCTTCTTGGCTGCTTAACGAAGATACTTATTTATGGGAAGCCCCTGTAGCTATGCCTGATGATGGCAAAGTATATTTCTGGGACGAAGAACTAGTTAATTGGGTTGAAAGAACTTAATAATGGCAATTAGCAAAATAAACTCCTACGGGTATGCTCCAAGCACTTGGACGACTGCGACCCGCCCTAGCTCACCAACAGTAGGTATGCAAGGGTACAACTCAACAACGGGTAGTTTAGAAGTTTATAACGGTACAAACTGGGTAATTTGGTCTACAGCTGGCTATACATATTCTGCTGATTACTTATTGGTAGCTGCTGGCGGTGGCGGTGCAAGTTACGCTGGTGGCGGCGGTGGAGCTGGTGGCCTTTTATCTGGTACATCTACGTTGACTCAAGGCACTACATACTCAGTAGTTATTGGTGCTGGCGGCGGTGATAATACAAATGGAGCTAATTCAACTGCATTAAGCTTAACTGCTATAGGCGGTGGCGGTGGCGGTGCTGGTGGTAACGCTAGTACTGGTGGACCTAAATCTGGTGGTTCAGGCGGTGGCGGCGGTTGCTCTAACTTTTCATCAAACTCTGTCGGTGCCGCTGGTACTAATGGACAAGGATATGGTGGCGGTAATGCCCCAGGAGCTGGTGGTAACTACCCTGCTTGTGGCGGTGGCGGTGCGGGCGGCAATGCACCTA